AGAAGCAGAAGAAGATGTATTAGATCAATTAACAGATTAATTATGAATTTATTATTTAATGAAAAGGACCATAGTTACCATAGTATAGATAAGTCAGATATAAAATGGACTAGTGTAACTACAGTAATTTCAAAACTTAAAAAACCTTTTGATGCAAAAAAAGTTGCTAATAAGGTTAGTAAAAATAAAAAGTCAAAATGGTATAATTTAGAACCAAAAGAGATTATTAAAATTTGGAATAAAGAATCTAAACGTGCCACAGATTTAGGAACATTTTATCATAATCAAAGAGAAGCTGATTTATGTTCACTTTCTTCCATGGAAAAAGAAGGTGTTGTAGTACCCGTAATACCGCCTCAACCATTAAAGGATGGTAAAAAATTATCTTCAACTCAAAAGTTAGATCCAGGAATTTACCCTGAACATATGGTTTATTTAAAGTCTGCTGGCATATGTGGTCAAGCAGATCTTGTTGAAGTTATAAATAATAAAGTTCATATTATTGATTATAAAACTAATAAAGAAATTAAGAAAGAATCTTATAAAAACTGGGAAGGTATAAGTGAAAAAATGAGCTCTCCAGTTACTAACTTGGATGATT